CCCATAGGTCATCCTCAGAGGGACCCCTAGGAGCCTTCTCGCGCTCACCCCAAGCCTTATCAGCCTGTTCGGCACGCTTGGCAGCCTCAGCGTCCAACTTGGCCTTAGCAGCCCACGCCTTGTTAGCATCCTTGCCCTTGGCAGCCTCAGCGGTCTCTCGGATCTTCTTGGCAGCCTGACCGGCCAGCAGAGCATCCTCAATCTGCTTGAAGCGTCCAGCCCTGATGCCTTCCTGTGCCGTGAGGTCGTCGTTAGCCTCCTGAGTGCGCTGAGCATCAAGCTGCTTCCACATGGCCTCTTCCTGGGCCTGGCGGTCTCCAGGAGCGGCTTCACGCTGATTCCAGGCCTTGTCTGCCTGTTCTGCAATACGGGCGTCCTGAGCGTCCTGAGCGGCTTTGGCCTTCCAAGCGGCATCTTCCTGCTTGCTACGGGCAGCCTCGTCGTCCAGACGGAGCTTCCTGGTAGCCTGAGCAAGCTGGACGGCCTGCTTGAGGGCCTGGGAGTTGTCCTTGAAGGCAGCCTTGTCGGCAGAAGTTTGACCCCTGGCGTCCACCTTATCGGCCTTCGCCTGGGCCTTAGCGGCCTGAGCCGCGGTCGCTTGGTCCACAAGATCCTGGCGGAAGGACGGGAGGCCATCAGCCGGGGTAGCCTTAGCCAGCCCACGGAACCTGTTAGCGAACTCCTGGGTGGGGTTCCTCAGCCCGGTCATGTTATCCAGAGCTCTAGCAGCCCCATAGGCACCAGCGATACCTGCACCAATAGGCGCGGCGTTGGTCGCTAGGACACCGAGTGCCCCAAGGCTGGACAGGCCCGCAACACCAGCGGCACCAGCGGCCACCTTTTGGGCCACATAGCGGCTCGGATTGAGGAGACCTTGGACCGCAGGGCTCGCAACGATACCACCAGCATGGGTACCTTCTTGCTTGTCGAAGTTGCCCTTGGAGGCCACCTGGTTGAGAGCCTGGCGTTCTGCCAGAAGATCCACCAGCCGGGAGCCTTCCTGGGTGTCCCCAAGGTGCTCTCTGAGGGCCGCCAGCATCTCTGGTTTTGCAACGCCGTCGCCCTGAAGCTGGGCCTTGAGGGTGGTCAGTAGGGTACGCTTGGCGTCAGTGTCCGTATCGTTGCCCTGGGACTTCAGGAGGGGCTTGGCTACACTGTGTGCGTCGTTGATCTCAGCATCGAGGGTCCTGCGGGCCATCTGAATGGCGTCATAGGCGTTCCCAGCGTTGTCAGGCTTGACACCATTGGCATCCAAGCGAGCCACAGCACGGGTAGCTGCCTCAGGGTCAAGATCCCGGAACCGGACTGCGTTGACACCATCCCCGACACCCCTGAGACCACGAATGGTGGCCCCAGTGACCCCAGAGAGAGCCGCAGCGTTACCGACTTCATCGGGGTTGATCGAGAAGCCTTCCTTGGTACCGGCGGTCCTACCTACCTGGTCAATCACGTCACCAGCGGCACCAGAGGCAGCCTCAGCGGCCCCGGCCTTAGCAACTTGACCAATAACCTGGGGAATGATGGCTGCACCCGCACCCTTGGCAACCCCAGAGATAGCCGGGTTGATACCGAGTCTGGCAAGGGCAGCCTGAGCCAACGTGGAGGCACCAGCAGCACCATAATCGGAGGCTGTGGGCTTAGCATCAGGGCCTTGGTTCTCCATGCGGGCTTCGAGGTTAGGCCCGAAGTTACGTGCCGCGTTGGAGGCCCCGAACATAGCCGCTGAGCCAGCAGGACCGGCTACACCGCCAATAGCGCCCGCAGCAAGATCGGTAGCCAGACCGGGAGCACCCTCTACGAGAGCTCTAGGGACGTACTTCCACGTCGAAGGGTCCTTGTAGTTGAAGTGGCCGCCAGCCGGGTCATAGGCACCCTGGGCAGGCTCAACTCCATGAGCTCCAGCCTCCAGGACATCTCCGGTCTTAGTGAAACCCGCAGCCTTAGCGGTCTTGGAGAGACCCCGGGCCACGTTAGCAGCACCGAACTGGAGGGCGCCCTTGTAGGTATCAATCCAGCCCTTGTCCGCCTGACCATCAGGCTTCTCCTCAGGAGCCGCATCGCTCGCATGGTAGGCCGTCAGTCTCTCCAGGATCTTGGAGGGCGATTCACCGCGCTTGACGAGGGTGTCGATGTCACCAGCCGTCTCCGGATCGAACTCACGGTACCTGTTGAGGATCTTGGCGTCGTCTTCGCCCCTCTCTCGGAGCACCTTGAGTTCGTCCGAAGTTAGCATTATTCCTCTTTCTTAGTAGAAATCCAAGAATGACTTCTTCTTGGGCTGTGCTTTCACAGGATCACGTCCGGTTGGGGTCGATGTGGGATTAGGTGCGGCCTGAGCTGGCTTCGGAGGAGACAGCCAGTTCGGGAGGTCTTTGTCCCAAGCGTCCCTACGAGTCGTATATTCGCCCATCCGCTTGTCATACATGGTCTTGAAGGCGTTATCCGGGTCATAATCCTTGTACTGCCGAAGGATCGGCTCGTTGTACTTGGAGTAACGGCTGAACGAACTCTCGAAGCCCTTGTTGATGTCTCTGAGCATCGTAGCGGCCGACTTACTGTCGTACTTGGACAGACCAGGCAGGAACGAATCCAGAGCACGCTGAGCGTCACCCTCAGTCTGGGTACCCTTGGCATCCAGAAGACGGGCGTTCACCATGTCCTGAAGGTGGGCCTGGAAGCGTGCAGCGTTCCGGGTGCCTTCATCGGAGTCATTCATGAAGTTCTGGTAGGCCCCACCAATCTTCTCGTAGGCAGACATGTTGATCTTACCAGCCTTCAGGAGATCCATGAACTCCTGGTTCTTCTGGAGCATCTGATAGGCACTATCAGCCTTGCTGTCGTTCTCTTGGAACAGCTTCTGAGTGCCCAGAGGCATCGGCTTGGGATCGGGGTTGCGGATCTGATCCACCACAACACGGCCATTGGGATACTTCCGGTATGCAAGTCCTCTGGCAGAGTCGATCTGGACATCAGGATTGTTGTCGTCAGCGGTCTTGGACTTCTTATCCATCATCTTAGCCAACGCAGCGGCACCCTCAGGCTTATCCCGGGCCATCAGAGCCACACCGGCACCCATCAGGGCATCCCCGACGTTCCATCCCTGCTGAGGCTGTCCGAAGAGAGCTCCGGGTCCACCAGACAGGAAGGCATCCCAGCCCTCTTTCGGAGGCTCTTGGGCTACGGGGGATTGAGTACCGAACTTGGGGGCATTCGGGAGGGTACCAGAGGCATCCTGAGCGCCTTCAGCCGGTAGATCGGACTGGGAGGGACCTGTAGAGGCCACCTGGGTACCCTCGCCGTTGCCTAGGAGCCCGAAGGCCTCCCGGACAGCACCGAGGCGGCCACCAAAGTTATGGGCTGCCTCTGGACCATTCTGACTACCAGCGGGCCTCAGGGACCGGATGACAGCCGCATTGGCCTCCTCAGGGGTCCGAGCGGCCTTGAGCATGTCACCGAACCGCTTCTCACCGCCATACTTGCCATCCATCTCGTTGTAGATGTGGCTCGCTTGGACCTCAGGGTCATTCCAAGCCTTACCCATGGCTGAAGCGTTGTTGAGGAGGTTCTGGTAGCGGTCCTTGCGCCACTGGAAGGCTCCGAAAGCCGTCCCATTGTCGCCTGGCTTACCATCAGTCCTCAGGCCGTTCTCAACGGACGCATTGCCGAGGAGGCCTGCAATCTGGATAGGCCCGTAACCACGCTGTTGACCGACGTTGATAAGCGCCTGGGCCAGCGGAGACTTAAGATCAATTGGCATCTTGGTCCTCCCTTAGCGCCAGTCGTAATGGTTGGTATCAATGTGGAGAACACCATCAATCTCAATGACGGCCTCCGGGTATTTCTTCTGGACATCCTGAGCCATTGGTGCTGTATGAAGCACACCGGCCGGATCATCAATGTAACGGAACGTGTACAGCGGGATACCATCAGGCAGCGTGGCAACCATCTCGATATCCGTCTTGACCCTGCGGTCACACTTGAAGAGAGACCCGATGAGCCCCAGGCCTGAGCCCAGAGACGACATGATCGAGGGGTTCTCCTGCTTGGTCGTGGTACCCTGAGAGGTCGTGGTGCCACCCCAGGACTTGTCTCCGATGATGCCATACTTGTTCCCGAGGAGCTGCCAGGGCCGGTTGTCGTTGTACTCCTGACGTGCTTGGGCGTTGTCGAGAGCCGCTTGGTCGAAGCCTTGCAGCACAGAAGAGGACTGAATGAGGTTCGCGAGGTTGCTGCTGTTGATATCGGCCTTGGCGCTCTGGAGAGACCCCACGCTGGCATTCGCCTGGTTCGCGGTGTTGAACAGTCCGGTACCAACGGAACCCAACTGACCACCGGCCTGAGCCGCGTTGATGCCTGTGTTGTAGTAATCGTTGGCGAGGCTGAGGCCGCCCAGATAGGTCTGAGCGAAGTTGTTCGCGGTACCATAAACGGAGTTGGCAGTGTTCGCGATGTTCGTCCCTGCGTTGACCACGCCTGTACCGGCCTGAATCGTGTTGTTGCCGGTGTTAGACAGCGCGGTACCCTGAGAGCCAGAGGCGTTCAGAGCGTTGATCATCGCTGCGGTGTCATTCTGAGACGCCGTGATGCCCTGCTGGTACGCATTGCCACGCATGGTGGAGGACACATCAGCAGCCTGGTCAGACCAGCCGCGCCCAACGATACCCTCAGCTACACCCGTTCGGGACGAATTGTAGTTCCCGGTACCACCAGCACTCCGGTTGATCTCCGGGAGGATCTGTTCGGTCACAGCCCGCTGTCCATCACGGAGAGCCGACTGGATCATGCCGTCCATGTAACTGTTATTGGCGTACCGGCCCGCGTTCTCGATGTTCTTGCCCGTGAGATCACTCTGGGACAAGTTATAGAGACCGTTCATGGCGTTGGCGGTGCCATTTACGCCCTGCTGGACAACCCCCTGACCATAGTTTATGAGGTTACTGCCCTGCCCAAAGAAGCCATTTGCCGTGTTGAACAGGCCTGAACCAATGTTCTGAAGCTGGTTCGAGGTGTTGAGGAACTGACCAGAGTTGTTGAATATCTGGTCGCCCTTGTCGTAATACTTCTGCTGGGAGTTGATGAGGTTCATCCCAGCGTCAAGGTAGCTCTGGCCGTTATTCTGGGCGGCCTGGGAGAGCCCCTGAGCCTGCAACACGGCCTGGTCAATAGGTGCCGTGGAGGTCGAGGTATTCATCGCATTGGTGAACGCATCCCGCATCTCCTGGGTCGGAGCAGCGTAGAAGTCACCAGTGTAACCAGGGGTCTTAATCTGGTTATTGTAGATGTTGGAAGCGTCCTTGAAGGAGTCCAACAGGTAGGGCTGCTGACCAGACCAGGGATCTCTGTTTTCTACCTTGTTTTCTTTAGTCGTGGTCGAGTTGCCGCCCATCTAAGTTCCTTATTGTTCTTGGGCCTCCTTTGTGGGGCCATTTTGTGGACCGAAATTGACGAAGAGGCGCCGGGTTTTGCCATCGGTACACCCAATGTCGCTCAGGTATTGGAAGCCAAACCGCTTGACGAACTTCGCCCAGACATCTTCGTCATCATCAGAGATGGCGTAGAGAACCACCGGGACACACTGTCTCCAGAGCCTCCATTGCTTGTCCAAACGCTTGAGGATTTCCTTGCTCATGTAGTACACATCGAGGTGTACGAAGGTCATCAAGCGGCCTTCCCCAAGGTCCGTGATGTGGTAGCTTGCGGTGTATTCGGGTTCATCCAGGACCACGACACGGGGGGACATCGAGTACCCCAGGTCAGGCTCAGACCCTTGCTTAAGCATTGGCCTTCTTGACCCGAAGTTCCTCGATGGCTTCCTTGAGGGACCTGATGGCAGCCTCAAGCTTCTTGAGTTCGCGGTCCATGTAGTCTCTATCGGATTCCGACAGAGCCGGACGCTGCCCCCGGTCATAGGGGGTCAATTCTACATATGCCATGTGGGGATGTCGGTTTAACGGTTACCAAGTATGGTCAGGTCGATATCAAACCCAGTGATCGAGAAGGGCTTGAGGTCGGTCTGTTCGATCTTATAGGCCAGGAAGCGTCCCGCTATGTTGTGATCGAGCTTGGTATAGGTTTTGTCGTAGGTCTGGGTGTTCCCCCAGATCGGTGAGGCATTCGGATGGTCGCAGGCACCCACGGTGAACACAAGGGGGGCCGCTGAGGGGTCCAGTCTGATCTGTGGGTAGATCGAGGAACAGAGCTTGTAGCCCTCCAGTTCGGCCTTGAGCTCATCCAGGTCCAGGCCTTCGCGATACAGGAAGGCACTGGAGGAAGCCGAGGCATCCAGGGGGAACGCTGTGGTGGCTGCGGAGTACCTGGAGAAGGTCCTGAGGCTGTTCGTCAGCCCATAGGTCGCGTTGGCGTTACCACCAGTGACAAACTGCTCCTTGGTTTCGTTCTGGGAGGCACTGAAGGAGCCACCGTGGTTATCGAACGACAGGGAGTCAGAGTCGAAGGCAACCGATTTGTTGACAATCAGCTTGGTCGAGGCGGTCAGATACGGGATATCCGCGAAGTACCAGGTATCGGCCGCATAGTTGTAGATAGCAGCCCTATTGCAGCCATTGGAGGCCTTGGAGGGGAACCTGACGTACTTATCGTCCGACACATAGCAGAACAGGATCTCAGTTTGGGCCTGATTGTGGGCCACAAAGAAGCTGTTCTGATTGAACTTCCGCATACCGTCATAGATGAACTGACGGACCTTGGACTGTGCCAGGGTCTTCTGGGTCACCCCATCGTGCATCCAGATATCATTAGGCCCGAAGACGTAGTGAATACCCTCAGCCTCAACCACACAGTTCGGATTGAGCATACCTTTTTGGAACACACGGTCGAACTTGAACATATCGTTCCCGCCGACATACTGCATGTACCAGGTTTCGTCCTGGCCGTAGATCATCAGGTTCTCTTTGAGAGCCAATCCGCCTACGATGGGAGCCTTCATGTCTGCCAGGGTGTTCTCACCGGCTGACGAGCTCGGGAAGGTGGCCACCGTGATGTCCCAATCGGGAGCCTGGTCTAGAGGCACGAAGTTGGACCAGAGGACGTTATTCGGGTACTGAGATCCGTTCTTGGTCAGATTGAGGGCCACCACGACACCTTTGATCGACGCTATGGCCTTAGCCGTGGTGGTTGACACCCAGTTGCCTGCTGAGGTGGGCAACGGAGTGAACTGGGCTAAGCCATCCTTGGATCTGAACCACGGGATGTGATCTGGTCGGTTCAGGAACACCACGTTGTTCACGATGGCGTAGGTCGTTGGTACGTCCAAGACACTCGGAGTGAAGCCTGTGGGTGTGACATCGGTCTCGGTTGTACCGTTCCACTGACCCAAGGTCCCATCGGCGTACATGGTGACCAACTGGGGGTTGGTGTTCTTATCGGAGTAGCCAACCAAGAGCCTTGGGTCTGCCTTGAGCCCAGTTACGGTCCTGAAGACGCTACCACGTTCAACCCGGTTGTTCTCAAACCGGACGTTCTTAGCGAAATTAAAAGCGGTCGAAGGGAGGTCATAGGGGTCGATGTCCGTCAGGACACCAAGCTTACCGATGTCTCTGAGTGGAACTATTGCCAAAACCTTGTCCTTATCGTTGACCTATGGAGTGACCTATGGAGACCTTGGGTGGCCTCAAACTTTCATGATGTATGGATACTTGATGTACGGAGGTAGGGTCGTCACGGTAACCGAGTGACTATGGGAGCCATTGGAGTTCGTGGTGAAGTAGTGGAAGTGAGCCCCGTCCTGGCCGATGGAGTGCCCATAGTTGCCTCCGGTACCCGGCTCGGAACCACCAGGCGCTAGGGCTACTGAGCCACCATGGTTGTGAGCTCCACGGGTATCCGTACCGCCGTCATGGGTGTGAGCCCCTTGGATATCGGTGGACACCGTGACTGAACTTGAGCCACCAGTGGTACCTACAGAGGCATCGAGGCTCGTACCCATGACAAACTTGTCGAGTAGATTCGGAGTCGTGATTGTGCCCTGACCGTCAGATCGGGTCACGGTTTGACCATTACAGATAGCCCAGCCTTGGGGAATCGAGGCTATGCTGAAAGGCCACAGGGCAACGAGGCCAATAGGAACACCAGAATTAAGCTGACTGGGAGTCGCAGTGACTGGTGAATCAAGATTGGGAAACGTGGCTTTTAGGACTGCCTTTAAGAGCCTGATATGATCATCAGCGTCAGCAATAGGGTCAGTACCACTAGGATTGGTAGGGTCTAGAGATTTGATATAGGTTGCTGACTCAATGGTCACTCTTATAGTCTCCTTTAGGTCTTAGGTTTCTTATTGTTCTTAAGGTGGACTATAAGACAGTCCTTATAGGTTAACACAATAAAGTTAATCATAGTAGGAGACTCTATAGAGACTCCAGGATCTTTAAGTATCTCTTAGAAATCTTATAGACCCCCTATAGTCCCCCATGCTCCTCTGAGAGGTGTCCTGGGTGGACCTAGAGAGGCCTCCTGAGTGTAATTCGTTAATACAGACATCAATGGCCTGAAGGAGGCTCTGAGACTACTTTTGGACATCCAATTGGCCCTAGTCTCTCTAGAGGGTGGGTTATTCGGGCCTTAAAGTGCCTTAAGTCTATGAACCTAAAGAGAAACCAAGCTATTTTGCAGGGGTGGGGTTTGAGGACTGTTTTTAGGCCTTGACTGAGAGTGAAACTAGGTCTGCTGCGGGGTGTCTGCGGGGTATCCTCAAGGCCCTGGGTCCTTCGTCCCGCAGGGTCTGGTGCGCGGTGTGGCCCTGCAATGACCAGCAGAGGTCTTTAGGATGACTTTGGGATGACTTTGGGTCCCCACTGAAGCAGACACATACGAACTGCTACTAGATAGGCCCTAGAATGCTCTAGGAAGCCCCAGGACGGCCGTGGGGGATTTTCTGGATAGATGGGACCCAAAAAGGCTCTATGGGCCTCCACGGGCTTCCTATTGGATATTCCTGGCGATGGGGGTCTGGAGACCGGATGGGACCCAAGGAGTCCCCCTGGTTTGCCCACCGGAGTCCCGGGGGTTCACTGCACGGGAAGGTCTAACAACAACGGCAGGCTTTACCGGAAATTTGAAAGTGGGTCCTCTGCACCCATTGTCATCCTCAGGGCGCTCTAGGGACCCACAGCACCGAGCTCAGCCCTGATCATGTGAGAGCCTGAGGTCTGCGAGTGGATCACCCCGCAGATCACCCCTCGCACCTGCTAAGTGCTTGATAGATCTACACTCTATGAGGATGTGTAGTCCTCTGACCCCAGAGATCCGGGTGATCATCGGGGGACATTAGGCCTGGGCCATGGGATGGCTGCGGGATGCAGACGGCTGACCTAGGGTGACCGTGAGACTATGGCAAGAGGTAGGCATGATGTAACATTATTACATTGCAGTGTCAGGGATAGGATATCAATGGGACACTATTAGATTGTGGGCAATTGAGTTGTGCAAGGCTGTTAGACCTACTGACATCTCACGGTCACCCACGGTCACCCGCAGCACACACCATGCCACCAAGCCATGCAGGCCGTAGGCCAGTCGCTATGCACCCACGGAATCCCCTAGACCATCGTGATTCCCTCAGATCATACACAAATCAACTCGCAACCCATAGCAATCCAGTTGACAGCCTGAGCATGGTGCGCTATCTTCTGATCATAGGGAAACAGAGAGGGAAACGAGATGAACACCGAGACCACTGAGAACACCTACTTCACCAAGGGTACGCCTTACTGGGGCAATCTGGTCGGTGAGCCCACAGGTTATGCGGCTGCGTATTATCGCAACTCTCTTGAGCCTGGTCTCACGGAATGCCTGTGGGTGTTCGACTGGGGCACAGAGTTTCAGGACTGATCTAACTCAAGCCAGATGCTATCCTATAGTCACACCAAGGGAGACAAGGCTATGGCCTTCATCAGCTATCAAGCGGCTCTCAAGGGCATCGAGACGTTCGCCAACAAGTATGACACAGAGCGTCTCAATCAGTATCGCTTTCAGATCCTCCAGGATGGGCGCTGTGAGGTCCTGATCTACTCATGCTGTGGCACGTTCCTGGGTTATGTGTGACCTTAAGCATACCAATAGCTATCTAGGAGTGCTCCCAATGACCAAGCACATCTATGCGTATGACAGCGGCAATGGTCAGATTGAGGTTGTGGACCGTGGGTCGGGCGATTTGGCGACTGTGAGCGCCACCAAGGTCCAGCCGGGGCCATGGATCGGGAACAACCGCAGGACAGACTATTGGTTCACCTGGCGAGGCGTTCGGTACCACGGCCATTGTGGTGAGGACAGGACAGGCTTCAAGCCGCGAGCCCTGAAGTCTCTCTAAGGTCTTAGTTTGATGTGGCGCCCTCTAGTCATCCATCTAGTTCTGACCTTGGGCGCCTTAGTGTTCATCCTGACCCAATGGTGTCCGTAACATGATCGAAGGCTTTGATGACGTGGTGTTGCCGTTAGAGCTCCCCAAGCCTGCACGTCGCTAATCTAATTCAATCCAACTGCTACCCTTAAGGAGTCCGTATCATGGTCCAAGCTCTCAACCGTCCTGCTGCCGAAATGTCGATTGTCTACCAGATGTCCAATGGTGATGAGATCAGGTTCTTTCTATTCCCGACCTTAGTGCGCGCTGCGGCCACACCTAAAGACATGGATGAATTCGCATGCCTGATCACCCACGAATACCCAGGCGAAATGACCATCAGCTACCGCATGGGTGCGGGTCATCGTAAGGGCTACTATCAGGGCTTGAAGAACCTTCAGGACTGGCAGAACACCTTTCCGGTTAAGCCTGGTATTCGGTCTGTGCTCTACAGCGTCGGCATGGACTACCAGACGGCCCGTGACCTTCCCCGAGATGAGGCGGACGCTATGGACTACCTGGCGGCTGAATGGGGCATGGAGAACGCCAAGCCTGGCGAGATGCTGCGGACTGTGCGGGCTCTTAATAAGACCGTAGATGACCTGAGGCTGTGCCTTAAGCACACCGGGATTGATCCCGACCACTTTGCCGATTGGTGTGCCGGTCTCGAATAAGCTTCAATAAGAAGCCCCAGGACACCCCTCAGCCTCAAACAGGCACACACCTAGCCCGCTGGACCTCAAAGCCGCCCACGGGCCTCCTAACGCAATCTAGACCCTATCTAATGGAGACTGCTATGCCTCAGTTTGTTCTGGACCATGGTTCGGCCGATGGTGTCACCGTGTTCAATGCTCTGGATGCGTTCACACAGGGCTATGTGACAGCGATGTTTTGGACAGAGGAGGATGAATTAGACGGGGCCGCGTTTGAGGACTTAGACCCTGAGAGCCTTCAGACCATCATCACAGACTGTCAGTTGTTCCAGCGGTTCAACCATGCGGACCTAGATGCTTATGAGGCTGCTGGCCGTGACCTCGAACACGCCGGGCATGATTTCTGGTTGACTCGCAATGGTCACGGTACGGGCTTTTGGGATCGTGGCATGGGTGAGCTTGGTGGGCGCCTTGCGGACGCTGCTGGCCTCTATGGGGAGGTCTACGTCTACAAGGGCACAGACGGCTTGGTCTACCACGGTTGAGCCTGTGGACACCCTGGGGACAACCCTAAGAATTTAACCCTTGGATAACCCTACCTGGTACCGTTTGTTCTCTTTTTGTGCTCATATGGGGTGTGACCTAGAAGCGACTCAGGGTCACAGGGTTTCATCTGTTTGGGGTATCCGGAGGTTGCAAGGGGACTCTGAACGCCACCTTAAAGTGACTCCAAAGACACACTGTAAACCAGGTATGCCAGCCAAAACCCTCAAGCGATTGTGTGCTCACGAAATGATCACTATGAGCAAACCAATCGCTACCAAATGCCTAGCTGAAGGAAGCGAGACCGATGGAACCGTTCTGCAATCACCTAGCCCTAGAGGCACGCAAGGAAATCAGATCGTATCACGACAAGCTGATTAAGCGTAGCAATAGGATCTACGGAGGAAGCACAGCGTTTATCTTCGGAACCCTGCTGAGTATCGAGGCGTATTCAGTGTGGGTTCAGGTGGCCTCTTAGTCTGTAACAAAGCCAACTCAAGGCAAGCGAAAGGCCCTAGGGGGGTCTTAGGGTCTCCCCGGAGTGTTGGGGTCCGGGGCACAAAAACAGGTCAAGAGAGTCTTAAGAATGTCCACTCATACAACTGAACGGATGTGGGATATCGGGATCTATGTGTTGCTCCCCCGCATATGTGTGGTAGGTATCTCCCTGGAGGGAATCGCTTTTGTGGACACCTATAGGCACCTAGGGGAGGAGTTCGGGAATGGCGTGTTCTTAGAAGGAGAGGATGCGGCAGCCGCTGAGGAAGCGCTTGAAGACTCTGAACTTAAAGTTATCACCCACGGATAACCCGCTCCTGGTAGCGGCGCATTAAGGATATTTGTGCTATGCAAATCGTCTCGGCAATTGATGCTACGCCGCATCGGGATTATCGCCATATGCCAATGGACCGCTTCCAGGTTCCCGACAATGGGGACCTTAGGACCCTAAACAAACTCGCTAGGGTCATAGAAGAGTTTCGAAAGGAACTGCCGGACGGCGGTCTCCCATCAAGCTATATCGCGGCGTTTCTGCAAGTTGCCATGAAGCCCGGTGAGGGTCCTACAGATTACGCCAAATATCTGGGCACTATACAGCCTGTCATGAGTCGTACTCTATCCGAAATTGGGGTTAAAGCCCGTGAGAGAGCCGAGCCTCTATATTGGGTGGACCGCGAAGAAGACCTAGAGAACATGCGTAAGAAGCGGTTCTTTTTGACCGCTAAGGGTCACGCTCTGATGCGTCGGGTCCTAAAAATCATGGACGAATAGGGCATTCTGAAGGGAACCGGGAGGCCTTAGGGCCTCTTTTATGGGAGTCAAAGGAGGCAATCGCTATGCTATGGTTTGTATTATTAGGTACGGTCGCGCTTATGATGGCAGTGAGCGAGCGCATATGGTCGAACCCCTTAGCAATCTTCGGGGCCATGTTTGTGGGCTTCTGTCTGTGGATCTGCATTGGGGTGGTCATTAAGGCCCTTACACTTTAGGAGCCCAACTATGGCTATTTATGAAGACAAACGGAATGGTAAGACTACAGGTAAGTATGTCGTAGAAGTCAATACAGGTAATCGAATAGTCAAGCGCCGGGTCTCCTCTATGAAAGAGGCCAAGTTATTAGAGGCTAGACTTAGAGCCGGGATCGAAGAGACTCTGGTTAAGGCCGCTGATAGATACACACTAGGCAAACTTGTTGCTGATTGCTCTGAGCTCTGGAGGGGCACCAAGGACGCCGAAAGGAGCTATGTGAGGCTTCAGAGGGTCGTGGAGGGCCTTGGGCCTGAGAAGGTGCTCACATCGCTCTCGGCATTGGATATCGACGCCTGGCACAAGAAGCTTCGTAAGCAGGGGCTATGTGATGCCACAATCAACCGATACAACGCTGCGCTCACACGGGCCTTGAAGTTCGCCCAGCAGCGCGACCTGATAACCAAGCTTCCTCATATCGACTGGTATCAAGAGCCTCTTAAGAAGTTCTCATGGTTGCAGCCTGAGGATGAGAAGCGGTTATTAGAATGGATGACCACAGAAGGGAACGTGAGGGGTGGCAAAGGGGGCTCTACAAGGGATGATCTAGGCCAGAGAGTGGCACTTGTAGTTCGCTGCCTGGTTGTAACTGGTATGCGCGTAGGGGAGTTGATCGGGGCAAAACCAGAACATATAGACCCCGCAGCGGAAACGGTGACCCTCTGGGACACCAAGACCAACACTCCGCGCACTCAGTACCTTCCCAGAGAGTACGCTGAGAAGCTTCTAGCCCTCAAACAGGCTGGCCGCTGTCCGTCCTATAGTTCAATCCAAGGGGTTCTATATCGAGCCAAGGAGGCTCTAGGTCTAGATCCTGGTCTGACGATACATGGTTTGAGGCATACCACTGCAACCCGATTGGTCCTGGCCGGTGTTAATCATAAAGTCGTTATGGACTATATGGGCCACAAGTCAATCGCTACCACAAACCGATACGCACACGTCAACGCTGAGGCCAAGAAGACCGCAGCGAAGGTACTGATAGGAGGTCTATGATGCAAACAGATGACAGGCTGAGCAGCCTCAAGGAGATGGTCCGTAGGAAGCTCGAAGACATCAAGGCACGCAAGGCCGCTGGGGAGGTCTTCAAGCCTGCCAAGCGTCGAGGCACTGAGAAAGGAGACTGAGTATGGGACAGAGTTGGGAAAAGGCGGCGTTAGAGCGGGGCTGGAGCTTGGCCCCTGAGAACGTCCCTGAGCCGGTCAAGGCGACCTTGGCTGAGATTGCCCTAGAGGGCGCTAAGGCGGCCATGGAGACCCAAGAGGCCCTGGACGCTCTGGAGCTCATGGGGTTGATCCAGCAAGCCCTAGTGCCTGTCGAGTATGAGCGCGGAGACATCCTCAAGGCTGTGGTCTCGGTGTTGCCTGAGGTGGTCAAGAAGGCTGCATGAGGGCGGATGGGATTTCCGTCGAACGGTTTAGCAAGGGGAATACGATGAGCGACGAGCTAACAATCACGGTCGGGACCGTGCTCATATTCGAGTACGGAGAGTATAGCGATTTCGGCTATTGCGGCCCGTTCCGCGTAGAGAAGGAAATCGACCGGGCGCGCGAAGCTGCGGCGTATCGAGAGCAGTGGAAGCCAGACCTCGCCAGACCTTACGCGCAGAAGCCAGACGAGGACGGTTTTCCGATTTGGCTCATGAAGGAAGGCTTCATCTCCGACATCAGCCCGGCAACGTCTTGGCATATCGGCAGCTACGGAACGTTTGAGCCGTAAAGGATGTGGCCGGGGCGTTCGACGGAAGCGATCTCCGCCAACAGGGAGGTGACGGTGAAACGGTACAAGACGAAGCGCCGAAGCCTGCGCCCATGGCACTACAGCCTCGCGGCGCGGCTCCTGATGCGGGTCAAGCGTCCGACGCGGGACTTCGACCGCCGGTATGAGGGCGCGCAGATGCGGCTCTGCTGGCACTACAGCTTCCGCCGCTGAGTATGACGGACGGGGCCACAGACATTAGGGAGACGAGATGAGTGACAGGTTTGATCCGACAGCCGATGAGGTGCGTACTCTGAGAGAGTCCAGAGGGTACGGCCTCGCGGAAGCGCAGAGGGAGCTCCGTAGGGAGAAAATACGGTCTGAGGTGCGCTCTCTCAGGTTTCCTAGCACGAACATCGAGCACCGATTCCTCAACCTACTCACCATCGTTGAGGCCCTGATCCAAGACCGCTGATTCGGCACTGCAACATGGCTTCCGGGGTCTGAGGACTTCATATCCTTCGTACCCCTGCGCGGGGTTTTTGCGGGGTTCCTGCGGGGTTCTGCGGGGTGAAAATGGGGTTGTAACTGGCATATGATGCCGCCCCGTTTCAGCTAAGTGCTTGAAATTAAAGAAGGTGATGGAGGCCTCGCCCGGAATCGAACCGGGGTGCAAGGATTTGCAGTCCCATAGATCCTGGCTTGGAAACCCCGTCATAGCAATTGGTATGGTACTGATAGGCTTCAGGAAATCGGCCTAGAAGCACCATAGCAACCCCTCACCCATGTCACTCCATATGCTTCCTGCGGGGTTCTGCGGGGTTTCTCTCTTACGCGCGCGAGCGGGCGCACAGGCACACACAGGCACACACACAGGCACACGACGCACCCGCACAACGCGCCACGTCACACCCACCAGTACCTCACATGGCAATTCCAGACACATACGGACTGCTATGGGATAATAGGTGGCTTCATCAATCAGATCAGCCACTTAGACCCTCTAGGAGGCCGAATTACCTCCCCTCCAGAGAACCACCGATCTCTGTCCCGGCCCCTCGATGGGCTCAACCATAGGACTCCCTGAGATGACCCTGGACTCTCTCCCAGACCTGGATACGACCTACTCCCCTCTCGATAGCCTAGACTCATTCGGGCTGGCCGCTGAGAGGTACCTCAGAGCCCACGACCGGACCATCCGGGATCAGGGTCTGGGGGCTTCTGATGGTGCCCAGGCGATTATCCGCAAGCACCTGACCGAGACCGCTGAGAACGTGAAGGCCCACAAGGCTGACTCCCTGGTCGGTAAGCAGGCTGACGGGCTCAAGGACCTCATGGGCACCCTGGATGGGCTTGAGGATAGCCTGGTGGCTCTCGTGGCCCTCCAGATCGGCCTCCAGTGTGTTGCAGATGGTCACGGTATGTCCCGGACCTTCCTGATGCTCGGCAAGGCCCTGGAGACCGAGGTGTGGGCTTCTGGCTTGCGGACCTATGATGGGAAGCTGGCGGCTAGGCTTGAGAAGCTTGGCAAGCGGCGCGGGGCCATGGGTGTCCGCAGACAGGCGGTGCGTTCTTTGGCTAAGTCCAACGGTTACGAGAGTGGCCCATGGACCGACCCCCAGCGTGCCTTGGCTGGCCGGTGGCTGACCGAGGTGTTGCTAAAGGGCAACGTGTTCAAGCGTGAGGATGCCGAAGAGGGCGGTCGGGATACCTCTGGGACTCTGACAATCAGCCCTGAGGTCCTGGCATACTCCGAGGCCATGACTGCGCATCTCCTGGAGGCACATCCCGTCCCGCTGCCCCTGCTGTCCAAGCCTAAGCCGTGGAAGGGTATGAGGCTACCCGTGGACTGCAACGGGCGTACCTACGAGATCCCCCTCATTCGGAAGACCTGTAAGGTGACCCTTGCCAATGTCAGCAAGGCCATCAAGTCAGGCCGCATGGATGGGGTCCTGGAGGCTCTGACAGCCATCCAGAGCGTGGCTTGGAGCATCAACACTCCGGTCGCAGAGATGGTCCGGTGGGCCTACCAGGAGGGCATTGACGTACCGGGACTGCCGTCCAAGAACGATGTGCCTCTCCCGGCTCCTCTGAGTGATGAGGAATACGAAGCGATGTCTGATGGGGCCAAGCGGCTCCGTCGTAAGGATATCGCCTCTAAGAAGGAGAAGAACCGGAGCCTCATTGGGGAACGCAGCACACTAGACCGAGACCTGGCGATTGCCGACATTCTCACCAGGAAGGGCAATCAGTTCTACACGGTCTACAACATGGACTATCGTGGGAGGGTCTACAGTGCCTGTCACTTTGGGTTCCAGAGGCAAGACTATGTGCGAGCGATGTTCATGTTTGCTGAGGGTAAGCCTCTCGGTGAGCGTGGTGCATACTGGCTTATGGTCCACCTAGCGAACTGCGGCGACTTCGAGAAGGTCTCTAAGAAGCCCTTCGAGGAGCGGGTCCAGTGGGTTGAGGACAATGAGGATCGTATCCTCTCGGTCGGTCGGAACCCCAAGGATGACCTCTGGTGGACCGAAGCCGATAGCCCCTTCCTGTTCCTGGCAGCGTGCATGGAGTACGCCAGGTTCTGGGATTGGCGTTGGGTGGATGAGGTCCACTGGGACTGGGAGGGCAAGAGCTTCGTCTCCAACATCCCTGTGTCTTTCGACGGTAGTTGCTCTGGGCTTCAACACCTGGCCGCTATGACCCGCTGTGAGGACACCGCGAAACTCGTCAACGTCTCTCCGACTCCTAAGCCTTCGGATGTGTACCAAACGGTAGCAGACAAGGCCCGGGTCGTTATCGAGGCTGTATCGACTTCTGATGATGAGTTCGCTGATGTAGCCAGGTTGGCTCTGGACTATGGGGTCACTAGGTCCTTGGTTAAGCGTAACGTAATGACCTACTCGTACTCCTCACCAAAGTACGGCATGATTACCCAACAGATGGACGACACCATGCGTCCTCTTTCAGACCAAGTGACCCTTGGTAAGCTCCAGGTTCACCCCTTCGAGGTCCCGGCGGATACCTTCGAGACCAAAGATGGGGGTGTGGCTCACGTTCCTGGTAAGAAAGCAGCCAAGTTTCTGGGGTCTGTGGTCTTCGACACGATTGAGGCCACGGTACATAAGCCCGCAGAAGCCATGCGGTTCCTCCAGTCCATCGCCAAGGCCCTCGCTCACGAAGGTAAGCCGGTTGTCTGGCACACCCCCTTGGGAATGCCGGTGACCCTGCGGTGTCCGAATATGGAGACCACACGTATCCAACTGTATCTCAGTGACCGTGGGGTGAAGATCAAGACCAACATCAACCTCGATGAGGAGACCAAGGGTATCGACAAGCGGGCTGCCTCGAATGCCATCGCTCCGAGCTTTGTACATTCTATGGATGCCTGCCATTTACAGATGGTGTCCTTGGGTGCCTATAGGGCTGGCATCAAGAACATGGCGTTGGTTCATGACTCCTTCGGGTGTCTAGCAGCAGACGCGGACAACTACCGGGTAATCATCCGGTCTCAGTTCCACTGGTTATATGCGATGAACGATGTGCTTCAGGATATCCTCACGGAAACCTGTGAGCAGATAGATACCAATTGCCATCGGATGCCAGAACTCCCGGAGAAGGGGTCCTTGGATATCTCTGAAGTGCTCAATGCGGACTATGCGTTCGCCTAGGAGTTAGGAACAATGAGCAAGTTTAAAGTCGGTGATAAGGTCCAGTCCTCGCGACCTGATTGGACAAACGGTCTGACAGGCGAGGTTGTTTTTGCGTATGACATCGATTCTACTGTAGATGTGTGCTTCGGAGACGACTATAAAACGCAGGGCTGGTACCACAAAGACCTCCCCGGGTGCTGGTGCGTTGAGGACTACGAACTTGAGCTAGTCACAGAGGCCACCCCAGAGACTCCCAAGGCCTCCTCCAAGTTCTACGTTATCGAGTTGGACGAGGTGGAGGTTTCGGGAGTCTTCGAGACCCTTGAGGAGGCTGAGGAATGGGCACGAAAGTCATGCCGTTATGAGTCTGGCAGCCGCTTCTCCGTCCTACAGGGTCTTAAGGCCTTCGAGAGAATCTCTGAGATCAAGGAGTTTCCCGTTGCGTAGAACCCATGCCCAGATCCGGGAGTCCGCATACCTGGACCCCATCTTCACGGCCCAACATCTGATCCTCAACGATGAACCCCTCCCTGTAGATCTCCAGGACGAGCTCGCAGAGTCGGGTATTATCCTGGAGGAGTTCCGGGAGTCCGTGCTGAGCCGTGTGCTGACACATGGCAACGGCTATCAGTTGGAAGAAACTTACTAAGGAACCTATTATGGCTAAGAACCCCACCGATGTTGATTATGTCTCGAAGATCGGGACGTTCAGCTTTCCGTATCTTGAAGACAAGGACACCCAGTTCGCTGAGAGTGAGGAGGCGGCTTACTACCAGACCCGTCTCCGTCTAGAAGATGCGGAACTGGAGGAGTACAAGAAGAAGTGCGATGAGGTGTTTGCTGCTTCGGGACTCCAGCGGTCCAAGCGGTCCCACTCGTACCCCATCAAGATTGACAACAAGACGGACGAAGAGTTCCTGATTGCGAAGACCAAGCACAAGCCGAAGGTCTACGACGCCAAGAAACGTCCTGTCTCTGGTAAGGTTGGCGGTGGCTCTCAGGGTCGTCTTGCGGGTCGCTTGCATCCCTGGATGATCGCTGGGAAGTCGGGTGTCACGTTCTACCTGTTTGATGCCCAGATCACTAAGCTGGTTGCCAAGGGTTCCGGTGGTGCCGGTGGTGGTATGATGGATGCCCTTGAGATGGACGATGAGGAGGACACGGGACCGGAGCTCGGCGTGATCGACAATGGCGACCTCGACATCTAATCGGGTCTCTCCAGGTCAGTTCAGATCCCGTAAGAAACATTATGAACGGCCAGTCCTCATCAGGGCCATGTATAAATCGAAGCTCGAAGATGGACTGGCGGCTCAGTTAGAGACTGCCGGTCATCCCTTTGAGTATGAGCCCTATAAGCTTGAGTACGTAATCCCGGCTAGGACCGCTAAGTACACCCTCGATTTCGACCTAAAGAACGGAATCGTCATTGAGGCTAAAGGCTGGTTCACCGCTGAGGACCGCCGCAAGATGATCCTGGTGAAACAGGCACATCCACACTTAGACATCCGCTTTGTGTTCGATGGAAACCCAGAGAAGAAATACATCTTCAAGGGCTCTAAGACCACTTACGCTAAATGGTGTGATGACCACGGGTTCCCTTGGGCCGGTGGCGGTAAGATCCCAACAGAGTGGCTGCAAGAGCCCAAGAAGGTACAACCATGACCAATTCCATAGCAATTGATATGAGTCTGCCCCCGACTGCCCGTAAGGTCCTGAATCACCTGGAGCGTCGTGGGTCCATCTCCAACATGGAGTTCCTGAGCACTTACGGCTTCCGGCATCTGGCGGACTGCATCTATCGTATCCGTGAGCTTGGCTATGATGTCCTCACGGAGCGTCGCAAGGACGAAGCGGGTAAGCCTTACGTCCGTTACTTCCGTGGTTGGGAGGTCTGAGTCATGAACCACCGCGAGTTGATGTTTGCGTTCCATGAGACAGCCTCCGGTGATGACGGTGATGATATCGTAAACTGTAGCCTCAAGCTCACTGGTGAGAACACTGAGTACCTTCCGTTCATTATGGATCGTCTCCAGGAGCTTCTTCAGTCTGCTGGGTTTGATTATCTGAAGTTCGTAAATCTTGGTGAAGGCCAGTACGGCTACA